GTCGTTCGGCTGATCTTCTGCCGGGCTTGCTTCGTCTTCGGCTTTCTTCGCGGTGATTTCGGCGTTCCTCTGCTCGATGAGCTTTTTCAGTGTGTCGATGGACTCTTTCTCGATGTCCCTGAATTTGAAGCCGATCTTGAGAGCTTCCTTGACCAGGAGCCGTCTTTCCTGAGCCTGTTCCTTTGTAAACTGTTCCATGATATCCTCCGTTTGGTTTTTTTAAACGTTCACTGTGTCGAGTAAAAGCCATCCGTTCTTTTTGAGAAGCGCGATTAAATCCGGATCGCTTGTCTTTATGATTCCGTTGTTGCACTCCCTGACGATTTCTCGTCCCTTGATCTTAATCGTGTCCTTGAACGTCCTTGTTTCCGGGTCTTGTAAAACAGACAAGACGGTCAAAGCTCGGTTTTTAATCTCCGCTTTCGCGGGTTTGGCTTTGACCGTCTCATCCTTGACGGGCTTTTTCGATTGGCGGGTTTCGTATTCCCGTCGGGTCAGAACCGCCATTGGACTATCCTATCGTCCTGATCCTTCTCGTCCAGCACGACGTTGCTTCGAACGCCGGGGTCAGAGCCGTGTAGCTCTTAACGAGGAACTGGATGTAGTCATCGACTTCGGCGAGGGGCCGGGTCGTGACCAGTCCGTTGAACTGATCGCCCGCGACGTTGGTGTACGGGAGCTTGCCGAGTCCCTGAATGGGATCCAAATCCCACAGATAGATGGACTCGTCATACACGCCGTCATCGACATCGAAGGGCTTGTCTTCCTGCATCGCTGCCGGAACGTCATCGCCGGGAGTCAGCGAACCGATGTAGATTTCATCGCCACCGGTTTTTCCATTGAAGGTTGTCTCATCGGGCGTTCCTTCCGCGTCATAGATTTGGGCGGGAACGTAAGCGATGAGAACTTCTGATCCGGAAGACGCGCTTGCGTAGATTTTGTACGCATACACGTTGACGTCTCCCAGAGCGTTCTTGTGGATCGCCGACAGGGTGATCTTGATTCTCTGCGTGGCCGTTCCACCGGAGAGGGTTACTGACTGTTCCGCGGAAGCGACCTGTTCGCCTTCGTACGTCATTGGGGCGATGCGGATGTAGAAAGTCCCGTTGGACAGGCTACCCAAACCGTCCGTTGAACCCGCGAGGGTGATTGTCGGCCTCATCGTATCGAGCGCACTGACGGCGGTCGTTTCGATGATGGGAATATCCCTGTAAGCGTTGAGGCGCCATCCGCCGTTGACGTCCACCTGAGACAGCCCGCCGGTCAAGCCCTGAACGAGCCGGACGTTGGTGAGAAGCTGAGAGAACTTCGACAGCATTTCCGGGGACATCCCGAATACTCTGCGGTGTCTTGCTCCGCCTTTCCTGTTGGACTTGTCGATCATGCTGTCGAGAACGGTCAGGTCTGTCGGCTTCGTCTGCTTGAAGTCGAGCCGGTTCGTGGCGATCATCTTGTCGAGGCCGTCGAACTCGAAGGCGTTGCCGACCGAATTGCCGTAGAGCATGTAGTAGATAAGGTCGAGGACGTGCGCCTGCAGATGGTTCTGCATTTCGTAGGACGCGGCGTCGATGTACTTCCTGGACGTGTCGTTCAGGAAATTCGTGACCTTGCCTTTCCTGCGGATGACCTTGAGGTCAACGTTCGCTCGTGCTGTCTTCGAATTGGTCGAAGGAGTTGTGGCGTTCTCGCCCATTGCTCCGCCCGGCGCGGGACGTGTGGTGAGACGGTTGAACTCGTGAGTTTTCCCTTCGATGGATTTCGTGGTGACGAGGGCCAACTCAGGGGAGAGCCGGATGACCGTATCCGTGATCTGCTCTTCGAGGTTCTGCGGAATGAGAGCGTTCCCCACTCCGACAGCGGTTGTGAGCGCTTTTGAAATTAACGACTTGTTGTTCAAAGAATATTTGTTGAATTGATTGATTAGTGGCATCATAATGACGCCTCCTTAATTGATAGTTTGATTACGGGTTTCTTCCCGTCTTACTAAATGAGCAAGAGATATTTTTCTTTTCGTTTCTTCTGAATGAGGCATTCGCTTTTTCCATAACTTTGCTTTAGCCAATTTACGCCGATGTTCTATTGAGAGTAATCTTCCCTTAAGAGCTTCAGAAATTTTCCTGCAATGTTCGGAAGAATGGCTAATTCCTCTCTGATTGAGTTTCGGTTTTCCTTTTTGCCATAACGAAAGTTTCAATCTTGTTTCTTCTGTCGCCCTTAAACCTTCGCCTCCAAGAGTTGCATTGACCAGATCGCATCCTTCCCGGATGAATCTGTCAATCCAATATATCTCCTGAAGACAACCATCTTCGTTCTCGACAGAATCAATCTCTTTCATCAAGGGTAAATAGCCTTCGGAAAGACACTTCCGAATCCAATTACACTTGTGAGTCTGGCGACCGCTTCTTGACTCTGATATATGTTCAGACAATCGTCTTTCCAACGGTTTCTTTGTTTTACCGACATAACGAATTTCTCCGTTGATATCTTGAAGAACATATATTACGGTCTTAAAAGAAAACACGTTTTTTCCTTTCCGGTAAAACCGGATTATCGGCGCAGGCCGGGAATGTTTGCGAAAATTCCCGACATCATGCCGTTGATGTTCTTCTGGACGATCTGGCCGTTCGACAGAACGGTCTGCCCGCCTTCGGGTTTCGCGCCTTCGCTTTTCTGGACGACTCCGCCGAGAAGTTTCTGCAGGTACTCCATGCCCTTCTGGTTGTCGTTATCGACGATGGGCTTCCGCTCGGTCTCGGACTTCATGATGGTTTGGAGCTGTTCGGTGATTCCGAGTCCGTTGAGAATGTTCGTAACGGCCTGATCGGTGTTGTTCTGATTCTGTATGACGGCCTTCACGACCTGGGCGAGTTCGGAGACGGCCTGCATGACAGGCGACTTGATGAACGATTTCTGGACGTTCCTCTGGGCCTTCAACGCCTTGATTGCGCGAATGGCTTTCGAGACTTCATCGACGTTCGTCTCGTCCACTTCCGACAGGGCGTCGATGAGCCGGTCTTCGGCATCGTCGTTCGCGGTAGCGACATCGGAAGGAGTGTTGGTCTGGTCTTTCAGGACACGGGCCTTCTCTGCCTTCTCGTCGTCGTCTTTCTCTTTGTCCTCTTCGGCTTTCTTGAGCTTTTCCTCTTCGGTCATTTCCTCTTCGGCTTTCCCGGCGAGGTCTTCGGGATTGGACTTCGTGGAGATCTGTTCGGGATTCTCGATGACGGGCTGACCTTCCACGCCTTCGGATTCCATCTTCGCGCCGGTCGCGGAGAGGAGTTCCTTGATGAGCGACTGAATGTTCTTGACAATCGTCTGCTCTTCCTGAGAGAGAGTCTTGTTGATTTTCACGGTGATTCCTCCGTTAGAATGATTTGGACAATTTTTCCAACTCACGGATCAACGCCTTATAAACTTCTATTTTAGAAGTCCCGGCGCTTTTTCCGTAAGGTTCTGAAACCTGTTCCGCGTCTTTGCCTTGAAAGAGCGGTTCCGATTTCAGAACGAGAGGGATAATTGCTTTTGCGTATTCGTTAAAAATAATCCGAAGCTCTCCTTCTTTCGAGGGATGACTTCGTTTCATAGTTGCGACAATCGCTTTTTCAAGCGCGTCGTTAAATTCCCACCGCCTGCGGAAATACTGATTGTTGAGTTCTGACTTTTCCAGTACCTTCGCAAATTCGCTTTTGGCGATGGCTTCTATTTTTTCGATATGCGCCGGAACCATTTCTCCGAGAGCTTTGTAGCAAGCTGTTGCTATACTTGCATACGCGGGCCGGGGGACTATCACCACTCCGTCCAGGAGAACTTCGTCGATAACTCTGTTCCTCATATTGCCAGATTCGTCAACGGAATGTTCTATGATCGCTCCGTCAGGAATGAAACCTTCGATGGAGAATCCTTTCTGCATCGGCTTCTTGTACGGCGGAAGCCCTGTCATTTGCCTCCAAATTTTATCGGCTCTCTGCCGGGACGCGTCGTCAACGGGATCGTGTTCGTCATAAGTCCGATACTCGGTGAACCAATCCCCTTCGGGGAGAATTTCTGCCTTTGTTAAAATTCCGATATCTTCGCTTGCCCGTATCCCGTGGGTGTCCGGGTAAAGCAAAATCGTTCCTGAATTTGCCTGACTCATGAAAGACTTGACGCACTTATCGGTCATTCTCTCATTGTGCTTGTCAATCTTCACGCCGGAACTTATTCCCTGAACATACCTGCGCTTCTGTCCGGATGAATCCTCCTTCTCAACCGTGTACCTGCCGTCTTTCAGATTAGGGCCGAAGAAAAACGGAATCGGAGTGCGCTTGTTTTCGTCCACCGAATCCTCCATTACAGATATTCCCGAACCGAGAACTTCACCGATTGAACCGTTGGATTAACGTCGATTTCAATCTTGATGTTGTTCCCGTACACGTTCGCCAGAAATAATGCCTTGTCTTTAAGCTCCGCTGTCAAATTCGATTTGTCCGTAATATACTGCTTTAATTGTTCAGCGTCAAGGGTTTTAAGGTTTTTTTCCGTCATATAAAATACTCGATGTCGCAATGACAGTTTACTATTTGTTCTGCGGGAGCTTCTTGGTCGTGTGGGTGATTCATCCATCCCTCTCCAACTTTACGCGCTACACCCTTTATTTTGCGGTATATCGGCACTTTGAACAGCTCTTCGATCCTGATGACCTTCCCGTTCGTCATGGCATGACCTATCCGGATGTCTTCCCTGTTCTTTGACAGGTGAGGGTTGTGAATCCACCGCTTCTTGACGGGCAACTGCGGATTCAATTCCTTAACCCTGCTTGCTATCGCAGCCTTTCCGTTATTGATCGCGCTTCGAACTTCCGTGACCGCGATTGTGTAGACGTTCGGGGGCATATTCGTTTCCGGGTCTTTCTTGGTATAACCCCGAAAGAAGTCCCTGATATTTTCCTCAACTTCGTCTTCGAGTTTCGGGTTTATCCGCTTGTTGAGATACGTTTTCGTTTTATGCTTCGGTTCGAACCCGGCTATAATTTCCCTGAGTCTGTTGGCAAGTTCTATCCTGATTTTCGCAGACACCGAAGAAGCACGTTCAAAAGCCTTTGCGTAGACCAGTTCTCTTTCCGGCAGAAGATCTTGAAGGTCCGGAAGGTGATACTTCACCGGGGGCATTGACGGCTTTTTCATGGCCTCGTCCCATCGCGCCCTGGACTTCTCCCCGGCCTTCTCGTGTATATCTTTTATGTTGACGTCAAAAATGTTCTGCATGATATTGCGGTAGTCTTTGTCCTTGAGCATGGCCTGAAACTTTTCATCAATGCCGTACTTCTTGGACAGGTAATTAAAATCAACTTCTGACATTTAATATCCTGCGTTGCGAACTGCGGCCCATGCTATTTTCGCACATTTTTCTTTGTCACCGCCGTCTTTTCGGCAAGAAGCATAAGCTGACGCAAGTATCTTCGCTCCTTTTTC